TTTTCTGCTTCTTCTTGTAGTCTATCAGCAGTATGAAAGGTCTTTGCCTTTTCTGGCTCATCTGTAATAATCAGTAGTTTATACTTTTCAGTTTTAGCTTCTGTTATAAAATCTTTAAACTTCGGTGCCTTCATCTTCGATTTTTTTACCTATGTTATATTTCGCTTGTAGGTCCCAGTCATTCTTTTCTTTAAATGCTAAAACTTTGATTTGTGATAGAGGTGCTTTTTTCTCAGCAACTGTGGCGTTAATTATTGCAATTAATCCCCAATCTGCTAATAACTGAGCAATTGTATTTCTTCTTTCAATATCGTTCTCGGTTAAGTTTGCTTCTTTACCATCTAACGCAAATAGTTCTTTAAAATGCGTTATGAAATATCTACCTTGTTTGTGTAGTATATGACACGATTGAAATAGTTTTTTATCTTTTCTAGAGGCAACACCAATTCTGGTTAGTGTTTCACGAACCTTTAAAAAGTCGTCTGGTTCTTTTAGTTGTACTTCCAGCATTTTCTCTGGATGCCAACTATTAGTTAATTCATTCATTTTATCCCACCTTTAAATAATTTTTCCTTAATGAGGTTTATCTCATCTTTGGTGAGTATATCAAGAGCGGACTTTGCCTTATCATTACTATAGCCATAATACTCTTTTACACACTCAATTTCTTTTAGTTTACTCGCCCTCAAAAACGGACTATACCGTTTCTTCGTTCTAATACTATTTAGTAGAAATTGAAATTGCATATCTTTATCAATGAAGTGATTTCTATTCATTTCATTCACAAGCATTATTGTATCTGAAAAAGCAGATAACATCTTATTGACGATAAACGCAGGATACTTTTTCTTCCATAGTTCATCATCAGAATCCATAACATTCTTTTTAGTGAAGTTTATGGCATTTAGATATTCTTTTAATTCATAACTCATTTGAATTTAACCTGGGACATCAATTCAGTTAAACAGGCCACCAAGTTAATTTCTTGGTCTGCAACAAAGGCAGACTTATACTGATAATCAGCAATAATTAAAACAGCATGAGGTATAGTTTCTGGTTCTAAACTCTCATACATATTGTCATAAATTTTACGAAATATTTTAACTGGATCATTGTCAAGATTATTGACAACCCATTTTCTCATATCACTAAACTCTTTACCTTTTAAATGTGTTACAAGTGTCTTTAAGTTTTCGTCTGATACATTAACAAGAATACCAGCGTCAATAGTACCACTTACTGAATATCTTTGTAATTCATTTATGAGTTTTCTAAAGTCTGGAAAATGTTTCTTGATTAATTCAGCAAGTACCTTTTCTTCAAAGTCAACATTCTGTTCTTTCAGAATATGAGTTGCTCTTGAAAACAACTGACTTGCTAATTTAGGTTTATCTTTTGGATTAATTCTAAATTCAATATTAGAAAATCTACTATGCAAAGGTTCTATGATTCTATTCTTGAAATTACAAGTAAGAATAAACCTACAATTTTTGTGAAACTCCTCAATGAAGCCTCTCAATGCAGGTTGTGTTGATTGTGGATTTAGATAATCTGCCTCGTCAAGTATTACTACTTTTTTACCACCAGATAGTGATACAGTAGAAGCAAAGTTTTTAATCTTGTTTCTTAATACATCAATGCCACCTTCTTCGGAACCATTAATCATTATCCAATCACAATTCAATTGCTCACATAATGCTTTTGCAACTGTGGTCTTACCTATACCAGGTGTACCTGAAAATAATAGATTAGATAATTCACCTTTTTCTATAAAAGATGTAAAAAGGGTTTTAAGAGATTGTGGTAATATACAATCATCAATTGTTTTAGGCCGATACTCCTCGACCCATAGAAAGTCTGTATTCATATTTCACTCCGTTCATGTTATAATTTAAATTACTTATTAATTGTACTATCTGGCTCAAGAGCAATCCAGTATTCAATAGGTAGTTTTTTGTTTTTGAAATGAGATATAGACTTTGAAGATACTGAAACATCATAATCACCAGATATCATTTTTAAATTTTCTACTTTAAAATAGAAAGTATAATCTGCTGTAGCACCTTCGCCTACAACGATATCAAAGTTGTTTGATGTATCATTCTTTTTATCACATACTGTTAATACTATATCGCCACCTTTTGTTCCTACTAATGCAAGGTCAGGTGTTTTAAGAATTGCAGCCATCTTTTTTAATTCTGTAAGATGTGATTCTGATATACTAAAAGTAACATCTGCCTCTGGCATATTTACTTCTTTAGTGGGCGATACTAGAACTGACGGATCAGAATAAAAGTATTTTGCTTTTGACTTACTGCCTTCAGCAGAGATAGTCATAAATTTATCTTGTAAAGATAATTCAGGTTTGTTTATTCCTGACATTACTGCAAGAAATTCATTGAGGTCGTAAATGCCAAATTCACTAGCAAACTCCTCATCAATACTTGCTTTCGCAAATATATTTCTCATAGTAGAGATTGTACTTAATTCTTTTCCTGGTTTAATCAATATATTAGTATTGATTTCAGAAAAGTTTTTAAGTATGTTTTGTGTGTTTTGATTGATTTTCATAATATTAATTTCACCTTTTGTTTAATTGAAGTTATTATAACATAGTTAAGAGGACCTGTCAAGCAGGTCCCCTCAAAATAATTAAGCGGCAACAAGAAATTTCTTATCTTCACCTTCGGTATCTTGGTACATAAATCCTAATATCTGTAAAGGAAAATGTTTCATACCTAATGTAGTAAACATTTCTTTGTACATATTATATTGATTAATCTGATTTTCTCTAAATGTTTTTAAAGAGCCAGACTTGTTAGGTGCTTCAACATGAAGTACCACATAAGAATCTTTACCAGTTTCGTGATATTTCTTTATAGAATTGATAACTGGATCCATTACATTTCTAGCAGCAAATCCATACATATCTCTTACAGTATCAAATTTACCTTGATGTAAGAATTTATTAGAGCTATCAGCATCCTGTTTTAACCATTGATTAATTTTTGCAGGACCCCAAGTTACATATCTTCTAGGTGTTCCTAATGTTTCAAAAATAGTATTGGTTACATCACCTAATGTCTTTTTACCTATATGAGGTATTTTTTCTAGAATGTGATTTCTAATACTTTCATCAGTATTTGCTACAAGACCTTTGTGAATTAAATCATTCATTTGTTGAACTAAAAGTTTTTCTCTTTGTTTAAATTCAGGTGTTATATCTAAATTCTCTAAAACTTTTACCCAAGACAATTCAGTTTCACTACAAGGTTTTAAAACCCAAAACCAATAACCTTTTTGATTTGAGTTTGCAATCATTATTGCTTGTACACGACCATAACCAAATACTTGGTTATGTGTGAATCTTATCTCGTTATCAGTATTTCTAATTACAGCTGGCAATTCTTGCCAAGTTTGTACACCAGCACTAAACGAATTAGCAAGTGCTTGTATTTCTAATTGGTCGTGTTCTATTGTTCTTCCAATATTCTTATCATCATCAAGAGAACGAATGTTATCAAATTCAATCCATACTGGATCGTTTTCAAATTCTACTCCAAGAGTTTGATATTTTAGTGGTAGTTGGAAGGTTTGTTTTGCAGGGAAATCTTGATTGATTGCCTCTAATGGTATTATACTTTTCATAATTATTCTCCTTTTAAAAAGTAAGTGTCAATATTGCCTCTAAAAAAAGTACATCATTGACGATTGTTTATATTATTTATACATTATATATTATATGAAGGGCAAAGTCAAGCTCTGCCCCTCATTTATTTTACAATTATTTAATTTTAATTGTACGAGGTTTTTTAGCCTCGGGAACGATTTTCTCTAAATCGACCACTAGCATTCCATTTTTCAATTCAGCAGAATTTACTATTACCTCATCGGCAAGTGTAAATCTTCTGGTGAAATGTCTTTTGGAAATACCACGGTGAACGGATTTTGATTCCCCAACATCATCACTACTATTTTTAAAAGCAGATTTAATTGTTAAACAATTGTCAGCATAACTAACTTCGATATCGTTTTTACCGAAACCTGCTAGTGCCACTTCAATGTTCCAATTAAGGTCATCTACTTTATTAATATTGTAGTGTGGATAAGATTGAGTTTGATTTGCTGTGTGCTCTAATGTATTATTAAAGTGAGCAAATATATCATCAAAACCTACTGAAAAAGGTCTTAATTCGTTCCAAATAGATAAGGTTCTATTTACCATAGTTTTTCTCCTTTGTTAAGCGAGTTAATAAAAAATGATACCTCCCAATTGAGCATATCATAGTTATTTATATAAGTATTGTTTTAAAAATTACAACCCCTATAAAAATATTATTGGTGGAGGTAGGCCTCACCCTCTCTTAATCCTAACTTGTCTTACCAAGTCTATCAATATTAGGTTGTCTGTGTTAACCCTAATACTGCTACGAAGGCCAATGGACCAATAAAAGTGCCGTTTTTTTGTCTCGGGAAAAACGGCATAACCCAAATCGGTGTCTTTGCGGAAGACACTCTACCTCTAATGTCAGGACTTACGAACTGCCTTGACATTACTATTTATACGATACAATACTCTTAATTGTTAGAATAAGCGTATTTTTGTTTACCGTATAAAGCTCTGATACCAGCAGCAACGATTTCGTTAGTGTTATCTCCTAACACTTTTGAAACGCCTGCAGCTAAAATAGCTTTAGTAGGTGTACCCATACGATAAGAAGTACCATCAGTAGTCTGGTTAATATAAACCATATGACCCTCTGTTCTTAATTGATCCACCATCGCTCTAGGTGATGTTAAATCAAACTTATTTCTTAGTGATGTCCATGTTACTGACTTACCACTTGATAACAAGTTTAGTACTTTTTGTTTTTTTGTTAAGGCTTTTCTACCCATAATAAATTACTCCTTCAAGTATTTGTTGCCTATGTTTATTACATTATTCGGTATGGGCAACAGATTCATACCAAGTAATTCTTTTTAATAACCTTCTTTTAAGGTTTTTAATTTCTGTTCTTTTTTAATTCTTCTAATACTTTGTTTCTTTGCTTCTCTTTTAACTTCAGATGGTTTAGAATAGTATTGGCGTTCTTTCATTTCTTTCATAAGACCGTCTCTAAGTAATTTCTTTTTCAAAATTCTCATGGCCTTTTCTACATTATTATTTCTTACAATTACTTCCGTCATTACAAATCGCCAATCTTGTATTTTGTTATTACATTCTTTGTAGGTATAACAGTTGTATTACCACCATCACCCATATCACCTTTTTCATCATAGTTATAATCAGACA